GAGAAATGAAAGACTTAAAATATGGACCACTAAAGCTAATGGAAGATTTTGTGAATTTGCGATTCGAGGTGCTAATGCTGGTATGGAGTTTGGCCTTTCTGATGGGGTTGACCTTCGGCTAATAAATGACTTTGACTGGTTACGTCAGCGTTTTCATATGGATGAAATGAATGATACCATTTAAAAGGATTCAGAAACTAGGACATACTAATATGTTAAACAAGAAGTTGTTTAATGTAAGCTGGATCCTTGGACGTTTTTGTAATTATGATTGCAGTTATTGTTGGCCCTATGCAAGAAGTAAAACACTTGATCATAGACCCTTTGAAGTTTACACAAGAACAATAGATGAAATAAAACGTCAAGCAAAAGCAAATGGATTTGACCAGTTTCATTTTAGTTTTAGTGGAGGCGAACCAACTACATACAAAAAATTTATAGATCTAGTTAATCACTATGAGGACTTTGAAAGTGAATATCTAAGCATACACATGACAAGTAATTGTAGTCCGGGTAAGCGTTGGTGGAAACGCTGGCTTGATGCAACACATTATCTAGATAGAAGAAGCATCACTGCAAGTTTTCATGCAGAATTTGCCGATGAAAAAGAATTTGGTGATAAACTTTTATATTTACAGGACAATGATGTCCTTGTAACAATCAATCAGGTAATGGTGCCTGAACACTGGGAGGAATATTATGAACGAAGTAAACGTTTTGGTGATAGGGGGCTTCACGTTACACTCAAGCCTCAGTCTGATCCTACTGCTAGTTTTGTCGTGGGTGGTTATACGGAAGAGCAAAAAAACATATTGCAACAGGACAATCAACAAACCACACCGCAAATCATCTTGCAAGATGATAATGGAATAGAGTATTGGATTGATCAAGCAGAAAGATTAAATGCTTATGGCTTCAATAAATTTAAAGATTGGAACTGTTGGGCAGGTTATCAAAGTTGTATAATACGAGAACCAGGCGGTGAAGTTAAACGTGCATATAGTTGCCATGATGAGCCTTTAGGCACGTTAGACGACGGATTTGAGCTGTTTAAAGCACCAATGCCGTGCGTTACTCCGACCTGTGTAAGTAGTGCTGATAGCAAGATACCAAAGGAGAGAGTCAATGTATAAAATGGTTGAATGGAATGAAACTTTGGATTTGGAAGAATTTTATCAGGAAGCAGAAAGAAGGGGTCATAGGAACAATGCAAATCAAAAATCTATGATTGATTGTTTTAAAAATGAAGACAAATGGAATGCGTGGATATTGTACAAACATGAAAAAGCTATTGGTAGTGTTGTTGCACATACATTTCCTGAAATGAATGGATATAGAATACTTGCAAGAACCTGTGTGTTGGATGGAGTGCGTGACGGAAAAGGATTAGGAACTGGTAGAAGATACATAGTTGAACATCAAAATTTAACAAGTCAATATTTTGTTCCGACTTGTATAGAGTGGTGTGGTGTAGATTCAGATATGTATGTAACCAGCAACAACGAAGAAGCAGGTTCACAGAGGTTAGTAAATAAAATATACTTTCCTTTGTTAGAAAAGCAAGGTGAATTTAGTAAAGTAAAGGAAATAAATTATAGAAACACAGAACAGATTGTTTGGAAACTAAACGCACATAAGTTTTTAGAAAATTTAAGAAAGTACCCATGTATAAAATAGAAGATATCAAAGCAATACATTTAGAAGTCACAAGTAGGTGTCAAGCAAAGTGTCCTATGTGTGCAAGACGTATCAATGGAGGTCCTTTGAATCCTTTTATGGGGTTAGATGAAATAAGCATAGACAAATTTATGGAATGGTTTCCAATAGACTTTATAAAACAACTTAATCATCTTGCAATATGTGGTAACTTGGGTGATCCTATTGTTGCAAAAGATACTTTGCCTATATACGAATATTTGAGAGAAGCAAATTCTACCATGACTTTACAAATGCACACAAACGGAAGTGGTAGAACTAAAGAGTGGTGGCAAAAAATTGCAAAGCTAGGAGTACAAACTGTTTTTGCGATAGATGGACTAGCAGATACTCATGCCAAGTATAGAATAAACACTGATTGGAAAAAAATTATTGACAATGTAATTACTTTTGTTGATGCTGGTGGAAAAGCAAGATGGGATATGCTAGTGTTCCAACACAATGAACATCAAGTTGAAGAGTGTAGAACTTTATCGCAAAGATTAGGTATGGAAAGTTTCACTATAAAACACACAACACGTTTTAAAGATGGTAAGTTTGATGTTCTTAATGAACAAGGACAAACAATAGATACATTATATCCAACCGAATTAAGTAAAAAGATGATGGGCAAGGTTAAAAAAGCATCTGCTGAACAGCTACCTACAATAAAATGCAAAGCAGTGAAGGATAGTATGCTGTATGTAAGTGCTTTAGGTAGTGTAACTCCTTGTTGTTGGTTAGATCAGCAGTTTTATCCGCATACACATGAGAATAGAATAGATTACATGAACAAAATTAAGGTTTGGCCTAACTTAAATAATACTAGTATGAAAGATATATTTGCAAGTGGCTACTTTGACCTTATAGCTGGTTGTTGGAATACAACAGGCTTGAAAGAATGTTCAAAACAATGCGGAAGTTTTGACAAGTTAAATGAACAATTCGTAGAAAGAACGTAAAATGAAAAAGAAAACACTTGCATACATAATTGGTGGTGAAGCTAGATTGGTAGCAGAAACATTTAGACAAGATGAAATATATCAACAGTTGTGCGAGAAGTACAAGGTGCATACGTATATTCACAGTTGGACACAGCTTGGTAGATGGACCAAAGCCAATGAAAAGTATCGCTTTGGTACAAGACCAGAAAGTTCAAAGTTTTATCCGCCTGATTTTGAGATAGTAAAAAATTACAGGGAAGTTATCATGGAAGAGTATAGCATATACAATCCTAGGTTTATTGAAGTTGAAGATTATGATACATCTTTCAATGTTGAAAACTTTCCTTGTGGACAATATATAAGCAGGGCAAAAGCATTTAGAAGCATAGCTGGATTTAATTTAAAGAACGCAGAAAAATACGATTATGTTTGGTTAGGAAGATCTGATGCCGCGGGCAAAGGTCAGTTGCCAGAGTTTCAAAAAGGAAAAATACATTGTCCTGAAATAAGTTTTGATGACAACATTTTTAGAGCAGAAGATTGGTACTATGCAGGACCATATGATATGTTTAAAAATTTAGTTGTGTGGGCAGATGATCCTATTACATCAATACAATCGATAATAAACAATCCTTGGATTATGGAATTAGGAGACAGAGTAAAGAATACACACGTTTGGCAAGCCATACTTACTGGTGATGCAGGAGAAAATATTTTTTTAAGAGATGAAATAAAATGGAAACTGTTAACTTACTAATACTTGATTACGATGGCACACTTGCAGATTGCAAGGAACTGCATCAACAGGCTTTTAGAAAGGCTTGTATGAAAGTGAATAATGCAATACGTTACACTGACGAAGAAGTAGAAGGAATGCCTACTTTTGTTAAGATTGATTATTTGAAAGCTAAAGGATATCAGTTTGATGAAACACTATTAATGGATCTTAAACAAGAATATACAATGAATGATATTAGCAAATATGTTAAGTTTGACCAAGAGCTTAAAGATATATTTGTTAGATTAAGTAAAAAATATAAACTTGCAGTCTGTTCAAATGCTACTCGTAAATTTGTAGATAAAAGTTTAGCAATACAAAAGTTAGATATGTTTGAGCCTGTGTGTACAGCAACAGAACACAAACCTAAACCAGAAGTTGATATGTATTACAATGCCATGTATCATTACGGAGTATCGCCAATGCAAACAGTAATATTTGAAGACAGTCCACTAGGAATACAAGCGGCAACTTCAACCACGGCTACTGTAAAGCAAGTTAAAAATGTAGAACATTTAAAAGGGTTGTTAAATGAGTATTAAGTTAATAATGCCTATGGCAGGTGATGGAAACAGGTTCAAAGAAAAAGGATATGATATACCCAAGCCTTTGGTTCCTGTAAAAGGTATACCAATGTTTCAATATGCTGAACAACAGATAGGTATTGACTTTGATGAACGTATTTTTATAGTGCGTAAGGATCATAACATCACTGACAAAATAAAAAATTTGTATTCTAATGCAACAGTCATAGAACTGGACCAACTTACAGAAGGTACTGCTTGTACACTTTACAAAGCCAAAGAACTATTCGCTGAAGGAGATAGTGTGTTTGTTAGCAACTGTGATCAAAGTGTTGCATGGGATAGCAACAAGGTTAGAACAATTATAGACAATGGTATAGACGGACTTATAGCAACCTTTACGTGTCCAGATAAAAATCCTAAATGGAGTTATGCAAAAACAGTTGCAGACAAAGTTGTAGAGGTTGCAGAAAAGAAAGCAATATCAGACAGAGCAACAGTAGGATATTATTATTGGCGTGATGCAAAACAAATGTTTAGAAACATAGATCAAATGATTGAAGCTAATGATAGGGTCAACAATGAATTTTACACTTGCCCTGTGTATAATTACACTATAAAGGAAGGTGCAAATGTGTGTGCATTTGATGTTGTTTCAATGCAAGGTATTGGGACACCAGAAGATCTAGAAAGTTACATAAATGAAAATTGATATTAATGACATAAAATTTTGGATGGATGCAATCCGCAACAGTGATGATAGAGATCGCACACTTGAAACTTTTTGGGGAGGGCAAATTAAAAGCAAGTTGTGGTTAATAGAACAACTTGAGAAACACAAAGCAATTAGAAACGCAGAATGTATCATACACGGAGGTTGGAATGGATTGTTGGCTTGTATGATATTCAATAGTGAACTTGGAATAAAACATATCACTAGCATAGACATAGATCCTAAATGTAAAGAAATTGCATCAACAATGAATAAACGTTATGAAATGGAAGGTAAATTTGAATCTGTTACAGCAGATATGTGTGAATATGAATACAAAACTAATCCTTATTTTGTAATCAATACAAGTTGTGAACACATAACACAGGAACAATATAACAAGTGGTTAGATAAAGTGCCAGGTGATGCACAGATTGTTTTACAAAGCAACAATTATTTCGAACTAGAAGAACACGTGAATTGTATGAAAAGTCTTGCAGATTTTGAAAGAAAAAGTAAATTAAAAGTTTCTGAAAAGATGGAACTTGAATTACCTAAGTATACAAGATATATGTTAATAGGAAGGAAAGATGACTAAAACTTTTTGCCCTTTGCCTTGGATACATTTAGCTACAAGACCTAATGGAGATGTTAGAGTGTGTTGTACTGCCAATGCCAGTGGTGCAGGTAAAGAAGATGAAAAGACAGCAGGACTTGTTAAGAAAGATGGTATAGCAATGAACTTGCGTGACCATACAATAGAAGAAGTGTGGAACAGTGAACACATGAGAAGAACAAGACTGCAAATGTTAAATGGAGAAGTGCCAAGCAGTTGCGTAAAATGTTTTAATGAAGAAGCAAAAGGTATAACAAGTAAACGCCAATGGGAAACTGAAGAATGGAAACAACGTTTAGACTTTAACAAACTTATTGCAAGTACACAAGATGATGGTACTGCACCAGTAAATATTCCTTACTTTGATCTACGTTTAGGTAACCTATGTCAACTTAAATGTGTAATGTGTAGTCCACATGATAGTTCAAGTTGGATCAAAGAATGGAAACTGCAATATCCACAGTATAAAAACAAAGATTTAATTGCAGATCAAGGCTGGGACGATCAATATGATTATACTTGGTACAAGAAAGGATCTTTTATAGATTCGATGAAAAGTCAAGCACAGCACATACAGGAACTATACTTTGCAGGTGGTGAACCATTATTGATACCTGAACACTATGCAATATTAGAATTTATGGTTGCGGAAGGATATGCAAAAGACTGTAATTTAAGATATAATTCAAATGGTTTAGAATTACCAGATAAATTATTTCAGCTATGGGATCATTTCAAAGAAATTAGAT